TGTTGGAGAAAATACATACACAGCAACTGATGGAACTAAATTTACAGATGCTCAAGCCTATGCAACTTATCAAGCAAGTCTTAGTAAAATAAACTCTGATAAAGCGATATTAGAAGATCAGACAAAAGCAGCACGTCAATCTGCTTATGATACCTTATATAATGAATTCAATAAGTATGGACTAGGTTCATTAGTTGAAAGCATTAAAGGAATGATTACAGATGCAGCTGTATCTCCATCACAGTTTGCTATTGCTCTTCAAAATACTAAAGAATATCAACAGCGTTTTTCTGCCAATCAAGACCGGATTAAATCTGGCCTTCGTGCATTATCACCTGCTGAATATATTAACCTAGAAGATTCTTATCAAAACATTATGCGTAACTATGGGTTACCTGCTTCTTATTATGCTAAAGATTCAATTGGCACTCAAACAGGATTTAATAAGTTACTTAGTAACGATGTATCTGCAGCAGAGTTAGAAGATCGTATTGCTACAGCACAACAGCGTGTAATCAATTCTAACCCAGAAGTTCTTAAAGCACTCAAGCAGTTCTATCCTGATATTAACAATGCAGACATTTTGGCATACACACTTGACCCACAGAACGCATTGACTAATATCAAGCGTAAGGTAACTGCAGCTGAGATCGGTGGAGCAGCACTTGCTCAAGGTCTACAGGCGCAAGGTGGAACTGCTGAATCACTAGCAGGACTTGGTATCACTAAGGCACAAGCACAGCAGGGTTATACAGAAATTGCAGGTCTATTACCTACTGCTTCAAAGTTATCTGATATCTACGGTCAAGGCCCATACACACAAGGTACAGCAGAAGCAGAAGTATTTAATACCGCAGGTGCAGCAGAGGCTGCAGCAAAGCGTAAGAAACTAACATCACTAGAGACTGCACAATTTAGCGGCTCATCTGGTGTTGGCGCACTAGGCAGAGATAAGAAAGCCTATGGAATGACAGAAGGTAAAACTGGTCTGTACTAAATAAAGCCTGCCACTAGAACCACCGGCCTAGTGGAGCGATAACAATTACCGGTAGCAGGAGCCATACGGGTGATCCCCAGAATCGTATGAGGCCTGCGTTAACTAGAAGAATGGGAGATGGACTATGTCCAATTTCGAGTATGAGGACGACGAAGATGATTTCACCACACCGGTGAATGATGGTAATGACCTCGTCAAACAACTGCGTAAAGCAGCAAAGCAAAAGGATAAAGAACTCGCAGAGCTTCGTGCTCAATTCGAGGGAGTATCCAAAGCACAAAGAGAACGAAACATTAAAGACGTCCTCGAATCTCGCGGGGTAAACAGCAAGATTGCAAAGTTTATCCCATCGGACTTAGACCCAACTGAGGAGTCTTTGTCTAAGTGGCTTGACGATAACGGAGACGTTTTCGGATTTCAAACCACTGAATCCAACCAGAACACCGTAGACCCAAAGCAAGCTGCAGACTATAATCGTATGAATAACGCTACTAGTCAGGCCCAAACGCCTGATTCGTCAGATGATCTCCTACGCAAACTAATGTCTGCTAACTCGAAAGAGGAACTTGACGAAGTCATTCGGATGTCTGGACTCTAAACCAACTAACCGAAAGGCACATCCTAAATGGCAATTCCAACAGGATCGCTGACCGGCACATCTGCAATTAGCAACTTAGTACAGACAGCGTACGATCAGTACGTTCGTATGGCACTACGTAGCATCCCAGTGATGCGTGCTCTTGCTGACGTAAAGCCAGTACAGCAAGCAATGCCAGGTTCATCAGTTGTATTCTCAATCTATTCTGACCTCGCACAAGCGACAACGACTTTGACAGAAGCATCAGATGTATCTTCTATTGCACTAGGTAACCCAAACCAGGTTACAGTAACACTACAAGAATACGGCTCAGCCGTAACAACAACAAAGAAGTTAAACCTAACTTCATTCAACGATGTTGACTCAGCTCTTGCTGACATCATCGCATACAACGCTGCAGACTCAATTGATGCTGTAGTTGCTTCAGTTCTAACTTCAGGTACTAACATTATCTACGGTGGAAACACAGCAACTACATACAACACAATTACATCAGCAGCAACAATCTCAGTATCTGACATCCGTCAGGCTGTAACAGAACTTCGCACAAACAAGGCATTGCCTCGTATTGGCGAACTATATGCAGCATACCTACACCCACGTCAGACAGCCGATCTTCGCGCTGAAACTGGTACAGGTGGATTCCAGGATCTATCGAAGTACACAGACCGCACACCATTCGTGGCTGGTGCAGTAGGTGTAATCGAAGGTGCGTTCGTTGTTGAGACACCTCGTGTGCCTTATGCAGCTAACACACAGTCACCTGCAGTTAACGTCTACAAGGCAGTTGTAGCAGGTCGCGAAGCACTAGCAGAAGCACAGGGACAGGACATCTCAACAGTTGTCGGTCCTCAGATCGATGCGTTGCGTCGTTACCACACAATCGGTTGGTACTACTTCGGTGGCTTCAACCTATTGCGTACATCTGCTCTATACCAGATCGCAACATCTGCATCTAACGGATAATCATTTAGTTGATTAACGCGGTGGCAGGGGGCAACCCCTGTCACTGAGTCAGTTCACTAAGGAGAACTAATGGCATATAAAGCAACAACACCTTGGGAGTACCAGACCTGGGGCGCAGGCTTACCCTGGCCTGATAAGTACTCACGTATTGCAGCACGTCAGATTGTTGGTGGTACTTATACTGGTGCTATCAATCCATACATTACTGATATTGCTCGTGGTGTAACCTTTATTGTCAATGGATCTACAGTTACAACAACTATGTATCCATATCAAGATGACTTGTATAATGCAGACTGGTATGTTCTTGGTGGTCATCAGCAAGTAATTACAGATGCTCAAGCAGCAGTTCTAATCGCTGCAGGGTACGGAGATTATGTGGAGTTAATTGTATGAGTTTACACAGACGCACAAAGCACCCAGAGTATGTAGAAGGTTGCTTTGGATGCAAGGTGGGAGATCTACAATTATCTGTAGGTGAGGCAAGGCACGATGGTGTGCCAACAGCAAAGCAGCACGACAAAGAATTAGGTTCCTATTACAGCGCAATACGCCAAGGAATCGAACCAGTTTCTACTAAGCAAAGAGATATCGATGCTGCAGTTAGATTAAGCAATGACACAGGCGTTGCCTTCAATGGCAACTCACTATAACAAGGAGAAACAGATGGCAGATAAAGGCGACAAGTCACAGTCAACTGACTTCGTTCCATTCGACAGAGTAAACAAGGGTGGCATCATTCCTTCAATGCCTGCAGGTGGACAAGCAGTTGTAAAGTCAGGATCAAAGGCAGTTTTTTCTGGCGGTAAGAAAACGGAGACAAAGTAATGTGCGCTGTATGTGGTTGCGGTTACGCAACATATGATGACTTGGAGACTGGTGCTCCAAAGAACGAGATGGGTTATATCAACGAGCTAACAGAAAAGTCGGAGATGGAATAATGGCAGCTAAAAAAGGAATGGGCTTTGCCGCAGCGCAGAAGTCAATTGCAAAGAAGCAGGGAATCCCAATGAAGAACGCCGGTGCAATCCTTGCAGCTGGTGCTCGTAAGGCATCACCTGCTGCAGTCAAGGCTAACCCAAATCTTAAGAAGGTTAGCGGTATGAAAAAGAAGATGGGCAAGTAATGAAGAAAGAATTTTGGGATAAAAAGAATCCTAAAAAGAAAGCGGCAGGAATTTCTGCTCGCAACAAGACTAAGAAGAAATGAGGTAGCGTAGGTGCCACTAGGTATTGCAGGTTCAACATTAAACGACGAATTAAATCGTCTCGCAAACGGGGGCACCTACCCTGCTATCTCTGCTTACTATGACCAAGCAGGTGCAGCACAACGCTGGGCTGCTGCTAAGTCAGTAAGTTTGGGTAAGGTCACAGATCTAGTAGGAGTAGTTAACTACATCGGCGGTATTACTAACCGCACACAGATGCTTGACATTGCTGGTATCTGCAACAAGATTGCTGGCACTACTGGCCTTGAGCCTGCAGCAGCACTACGTCAGGTGGCTTCTTAATGACAGCTACCTATAACCTTGTATGTCCACAGGCTACAACATTTACTTTTCAGTTTTATCCACAAACAGATAATACTCGGTGGAATCTGACTAACTACACTGCGACTTTAACAGTGCGACCATTTGCTGGATCTAGTACAACAACTCTTTTGGCTACAACTGCCAATGGTAAGATTTCAATTAACACATCAACATCAGTTATTACAGTAACTTTTAATGCAACAGAAACTAATATCTTTCCAGAGTCTTATGTCTATGACTTTGTGCTTAATTCAGGATCAGTAATAACAAGACTTTTAGAAGGTAAGTTTATAGTAACTGCGGGGGTAACGGTTTAATGTCAGAGACAATCGTAATCATTGAATCTGCACAACCGCAGACCTCAGTAGTTTTCTCATCCGATCAGGGGCCACAAGGAACTCCAGGTAATACTGGTCCAACAGGTTTAACTGGTAGTACTGGATCTACAGGTGCTACAGGATTTACAGGCTTAACTGGCAATACAGGCGCTACAGGCGCTACAGGTATGACAGGTGCTGGCAATACTGGTGCAACAGGCTCTACGGGCCTCACAGGGGCTACAGGCAGTACTGGATTGACTGGTTTGACGGGCAATACTGGAGCTACTGGCAACACAGGCGCTACGGGAGCCACTGGAGTAACTGGGCCTACAGGTGCTGGTAATACAGGCGCTACGGGCAATACAGGGCTTACTGGTGCAACGGGAGCCACAGGCGCTACAGGCGCTACAGGTATGACAGGTGCTACAGGTCTTGGATATTCAGGAGTTACATCTACTTCAACTATTACAATTGGTACTGGTATTAAAACCTTTACATTAGTTGGTAGTTATGCTGGCGCATTTATTACTGGAGACAGAGTAAGAGCAATCCATTCTGATACTCCAACATACTATATGGAAGGCTACGCCAATTATGTAAGTGGTGGGACATTAATTATCACAGTAGATGTTGCTGCTGGTAGTGGATCGCACAACAACTGGAACTTTAGTATTGCTGGCATTGTAGGAAGTACAGGAGCTACTGGTGCCACTGGTAATACTGGATCAACTGGAAATACTGGAGCTACTGGAGTAACAGGACCAACTGGTGCTGCTTCAACAGTGCCTGGTCCAACAGGACCAGCAGGTGCAACGGGAGCAACAGGTGCCACTGGTATGACAGGTGCCGCTTCAACTGTTCCAGGACCAACAGGCCCAGCAGGTGCAACAGGCGCAACAGGAACTGCTGGTACAAATGGTACTAATGGATCAACAGGTGCTACAGGTACCGCAGGGGCTAATGGTGCAACTGGAGCCACTGGTGCTACAGGTCAAGGCGTTCCCGTAGGTGGTACAACTAATCAAGTACTAGCAAAGATAAACTCAACTGATTACAACACTCAATGGGTTGACCAAAGTGGCGGTGTCACATCTATTGTTGCTGGCACTAACATTACAATCAGCCCTACAGGTGGAACTGGTGTTGTAACCGTCAACTCAAGCGGTGGCGGTAGTGCAGGCGATTCAGACCAAATAATTTTACCAACACAAATTTTCGGATAGGATAACAAATGGCAACTTTCACAAAGGTACTATTATCAGGTGGTTCACAAGGCAAAGCAATCAAGGTTGCTGCTACTACTTCAGGTTCTGCTGGTACAACTATCCACGCAACAGGTACATCATCATCCATCATTGATGAAGTCTGGCTATACGCTTACAACTCATCTTCATCTGCAGTTGTATTGACTATTCAATGGGGCGGTGTAACGGCTGTTGATAATGAAGTGAAACTTTCAATCCCAGCAACATCAGGACTTACTCTTGTTATTCCTGGACTAATTGTTACTGGAACAGGTAGTGCTGCTAATACCATTGCTGCTTATGCTGGTACTACAAATGTCGTAACTGTTTCAGGTTATGTGAATCGAATCTCATAATGGCTAATCCATTACGCAGAGTAGTTTCCTCTAGTCAGGTATCTGAGTGGTTTCAAATGGGTGGAACAATACTCATACCTTCACGCAAACCAACATTGGATGTTGAATATCTTGTTGTTGCTGGCGCAGGCGGCGGCGGCGGTGACATCGGCGGCGGCGGCGGAGGCGGTGGTGTTCTTAACAGTACCTTGGCTTCTATCATAAACACAAACTATACGGTGACAGTCGGTGGCGGTGGCGGCGGTAATACAAATGGTTCTAACAGCGTGTTTTCTAGTTTCACAGCCATAGGTGGTGGCGGCGGCGGGCAAAGTTCAACGAAAAATGGTAAAGCAGGTGGGTCGGGTGGCGGTGCTTCTCAAAGTGGCACCGCTGCTGGTACTGGAACAAGCGGTCAAGGAAATAACGGTGGTTTAGGAATAGAGACAAACCCGCGATACATCGGCGGCGGCGGTGGTGGACAAAGCGCAGTAGGTACGGCTGCAAGCAATTCTTTGGGCGGCGCAGGTGGAGAAGGTTTAACTTCATCAATAAGCGGAACAAGTACAGTTTATGGTTCTGGCGGCGGTGGTGGTTATCTAAACGTTACTAGTGCAAGTTCGGCAAATCGTGGCTTGGGTGGTACGAATGCTGGTTCGGGTGGAGTCTCTGGCCCAGTAGTTGTTTACAATTATTCGTCAAGTGGGACAACCAATCGCGGCGGCGGTGGTGGTGGTGGTGGTTGGGATGGGACATCCAGTAGCGCAGCAGGTCAAGGTGGTTCAGGTATTGTGATTTTGAAGTATCCAGATATATTCACAATCACAATCGGTTCAGGTTTGACAGGTTCAACACCTGCCGCATCAGGAGGTTACAAAGTGACAACAATTACTGCTGGTACAGGAAATGTGAGTTGGGCATAATGGCACATTACGCATTCTTATCTGGTAACACAGTTGTTGAAGTCATTGTCGGCATTGATGAAACAGAACTTATTGAAGGTCTATCGCCTGAAGAATGGTATGGCAACTTTAGAGGCCAACTCTGCAAGCGCACTTCATACAACGGCAATATCCGTGGCAAGTACGCAGCTATAGGCGATATGTATGATGAAGCCACAGACACATTTATTTCACCTATTTACCCAACAGGGTTAACCGATACTAACTTTGGTGTAACTGGAGCAACAGGAAATACTGGGGCAACAGGTGCCACTGGGCCTATTGGAACAGTCAATCTAAATTAGTCCAATATGGTATAAGATTAACTTATGAAAGTTAATGAGTATTTTGACAAAGTTGTGGTAATAAACTTAGATCGTAGAAAAGATCGTTTAGAAAAGATTGATGCCCAGCTGCAAGAACTGGGTATTTTGTATGAACGCTTTAGCGCGATAGATGCTAAGGCATTAGACATAGATCCAATACAGGCTTGTAGACAAAGCCACATCAAAGTGCTAGAAGAGTCAACTGGTAAGACACTCATCCTTGAAGATGATGCTTATTTTATGGAAGACTTTAATGAACGCTTTACTCAGTTCATTGAACTACTACCTACAGACTGGCATATCTTTTATCTAGGTGCAGTGCTACTTAACAGTGAGCGTTGCAATGACATAATGGTCAGAGCAATGGATACCTCATCGCTACACGCTTACTGTGTAAATCCTGAGTTTAAGGAAATTGCACTAGCACAAGGTAAGGAATACCCAGAGCACATAGATGTTGCTTACAGATTATTACATCGTCAGTACAGATCATATGCTGCCAAACCACCACTGGTTAAGCAGTATCCAAGTTACTCAGATCTAATACTAGAAGATGTTGATTATATGAGTTGGTACAAATGAAGATAGCAGTATACACGATTGCATTAAATGAGGAGAAACACGTTGAACGATGGTATAAGTCTTGTAAAGACGCAGACTACGTCCTCATTGCAGACACCGGATCAACAGATCGAACAGTTGAGATTGCACGAGATCTTGGTATTACGGTTTACCAAATCTTTGTTTCGCCATTTAGATTCGACGATGCTCGTAACGCGTCGTTAGCATTATTACCAGCTGATGTAGATTACTGCATCGCTTTGGATATGGATGAAGAGTTAACTCCTGGTTGGCGAGAAGCATTAGAGTCTATTGACCCTAGTATTGATAGACCGTATTACCGTCGTATCGAAGCGTTCAATGAGGATGGCACTGCAAACCTAGAGTTTAATGGGTTTAAGATCCATAGACGTACTGATGTGCGGTGGAAGTATCCTATCCACGAAGTACCACACTGGGAATCAGAGCGTGAAGAAATTAAAGGCGAGATAACAGGATTAGAAATCCATCACCGCCAAGATAAAGCTAAGTCCAGAGCACAGTACTTAGAGATGCTAGAGATGGCAGTTAAAGAAAACCCAGATGCTCGTAACTCTTACTACTTAGGTAGAGAGTACTTCTATTACAAGAGATTTGATGAAGCAGCCAAGATGCTTAAAGCATACTTGACTATCTCGGTCTTCCCGGAGGAACGCAGTGCAGCGTGCAGAACGTTGTCTTTTTGCGAACCTCATATAGCAGAAGAGTGGTTGATTAAAGGTACAGAAGAGCACGCTAACCGTGAATCTGTATTAGGACTTGCCCATCACTACTACAAAACAAAACAATGGGATGAGTGCTTGCTTGTTGCTAAGAAGGCGTTGCAGTTTACTGAAAGACCTATGGGCTTCTTATCAGAGAACTGGGCGTGGACTCATATGGCAGATGATTTAGTTGCAGTTAGTGCTTGGCAACTAGGAGATTACAAGACAGCACTTGAGCACGGAGAAAAGGCGTTAGCAATAACACCTGATGATGAAAGACTACAAACTAACGTAACGTTCTATAGGAGCAAGATAGATGCCAAATCTGGGACAACTAGTAAACGAAGTACAAAGTAACCTACAAGGTTACACGCTTCGTCAAGACCGCATTACTTGGCTTGCCACATCTGGCGGCATCACAGCTACTGACCTGACCATTAAGATTGGTTCAGCCGATAACCTTGCTAAAGGTATTGTCCAGATTGACCAAGAACTTATCTGGGTTAACTCTTTTGATCGTCAGAACCTAACACTTAACGTTGCTCCTGGCTTTGGTCGTGGTTATATGGGAACCACTCCAAGCCCACACGCAGAAAATGCTCAGGTAATTTTAACTCCAACATTCCCAATAACAATGATTCAGCAGGCTTTGAACGACACAATCAACTCCCTGTATCCAAAGTTATTTGGTGTAGCAGTAACAACATTCCAGTACAACGCAGCCCAGATTACTTATCCATTACCAGATGATGCACGAGATGTGCTATTCATTTCGTGGCAGACACCTGGACCATCTAGGGAATGGCTACCAACTAACCGTTGGCGCATTGACCGTATGGCAAATGTAACAGCATTTAATACTACTAAAACGGTGAATATCTATGACAAGATTGTCCCTGGTCGTACGGTCCAAGTCTATTATTCCATTATCCCAAATAACCTCACTAACAACAGCGATGACTTTGCTACTGTTACAGGCCTACCGGAATCATCAAGAGATGTCATTACTCTTGGAGCTGCATACAGGCTCCTGTCATACATTGATACAGGTCGCATCAACCTATCCTCTGCCGAAGCAGATCTAGCAGATACCAAGTTACCTTCAACTGCTGGTGCTTCTGCATCTAAGTACATCTTTGCTCTTTACCAACAACGTTTGCAAGAAGAGTCAGTTAAGTTACAAGATCGTTTCCCAATCCGAGTTCACTACACCAAGTAAGGCAGCCTAATGACACGTCTATATTCCTCGACATCAGTTGAGACAATCCTCGCTTCTGGTATCACTAGCTCCCAGACATCTATGGTGGTTGCTACTGGTACTGCTACTACCTTGCTTGGTGGTGTAACACTTGCTGCAGGTAACGTAGATCAGTTCACAGTAACCATCGACCCTGATACAACCAATGAAGAAATTGTATTTATCACTGGCGTATCAGGCGATACTTTTACAATCGTTCGTGGTCGTTCAGGATCTACTGCAATTACCCACGCATCAGGTGCGACGGTGCGCCACGTACTTACTAGCGATGACCTTAACTTCTTTAAGACTGCAATACAGCCATCAACCCTTACAGCCAAGGGTGATACCTATGTAGCAACTGCATCAGGTGTTGTTACTCGCTTGGGTGTTGGCAGCAATGCACAGGTTCTTACAGCAGATAGCACACAGACTGCTGGCATTAAATGGTCCAATGCTGCAGCTGGAGATGTGACTCTTGATGGTGTTCAAACACTAACCAATAAGACTTTGACTAGCCCATTTCTTACTACGCCTAGCATTAGCAACATAGATGCTGCTGGCGATTTGTTATATGGCACGGCAGATAATACTTTAGGAAAATTATCTATTGGCACAGCAGGACAAGTGTTAACAGTTAATAGCGGTGCTACCGCTCCTCAATGGTCTGCAAGTGGTGGGATGACTCAATTAGCAACTGGAAGTTTATCTGGTGCAGGAATTGATATTACAAGCATTCCTGCTACTTACCGTGATTTGAAATTGATTATCAGAAATTATTTGCCTGCTACTGATAATGCAGAATTATTGATGAGATTCAATGCTGATAGTGGAAGCAATAGATATTTAGGTTTGCAAGATGCAACCTATGAAGCAACAACTACTTTTAGTGCAACTCGATTTAACCTAACAGTTGGTAATGATAATGCAGTAACACAATCACTTGTCTATGTTGATATTCTTGATTATACAAATACTTCGACTTGGAAAATAGCAAACATAACTGCTGTCACTAATGACTCAACCACAACTACAAGTGTTAGAAGTTGGAGAGCAAGAGGTATTTACAATCAAACTACTGCAATTAGCCAAATTAATTTATTGACATCTTCAGGAAACTTTACTAGCGGAACCTACATAGTATATGGAGTCAAATAATGGAAATGATCACTGTCCACAATGTTGAAATAGGCGAAATAACCCAACGCGAAATAACTCAACAAGAATTACAACAATTAGCAATTGATGCAGCACAAGCCGAAGCAATGGAAATAGTCAAAGCCGAAAAAGAAGCATCACGACAAGCATTGTTAAATAAATTGGGCATTACAGCAGAAGAAGCAAAACTCCTACTAGCATAAGGATTACAAATGCCATACGGCTCAGACATTACGGATGCAATTCCCTATCCGTTATCCAATCCAGCAGGTAGCCAAAGTTATTCAGCTACTGGTATTGCTTACGACGTAGCCTTTGCTGGTATGCCTTTCTTCTTGACTACTAGTGATGATAACCCTTATCGCAGAGTCACTGCTCAGTATCGCAAGAACCAAGTAGATATGAGCCGTGAACCAGGTGAGCAGACTATTACCGGTTGGTGGCTACGATCACAGTCAAGTTTCCACTTGGGTCAAGGTGCTAAGTTCTATGAGCCACAACAGGATGAGTCGCTTCGCTTTCAATACACTTACAGCAAGGGCGTTAATGTCTGGGACAAAGGACAAGCAACCCTACTTAAAGATGTAGATAGTTATTCATCTATTACTAATGGCTTGCAGACTAACAAGCGACCATACCAATCTGCTAGATCTATTCGCTACAGCAGCAAAGACGCAGTCCTTATCTGGGATGGCTATAAGATCAACAAGGTAGAGGCAGATGGAACTGTAGTTTCATTTGTCAACTACACACCTGGTACTGATTATCCAATCTATGCTGTCTGCGATGATGGCACCTTTGCTTACTGGGTAACTAATAAGACTGGTACTAACAAACTACAGGTTAACAAGCGCCCATTAGATTCAAGCACAGCAGCAACAGAAATGTTTACGCACGCATCTATCGTGGTAACCAATGCTGCTATTGAGTTTACTAAAGAGCGTCTTGTTATGGCAGTTAATAACTCTGTCTATGAGTTTGCAACAAGTGCAACAGTTCTGCCTACTGCAGTCTACAGCCACCCGAACGCAGCCTTTACTTACACCAGCATTACATCAAGCGGTGCTGCTATCTACTTATCAGGGTATAACGGAATCCAATCAACTATCCAGAAATTTACACTGACCACAACTGGTGCAATGCCAGCATTGACCAGTGCTATTACTGCAGCTGAACTTCCAGTAGGTGAAGTAGTCTTTAAGATCTATTACTACCTTGGCTATATGGCTATTGGTACAAGCCTAGGTCTTCGTGTTGCAGATGTTTCTGTATCAGATGGTTCTATTGCTTATGGCCCACTGATCTTTGAATCAACACAGCCAGTCTATGATGTTGCAGGTTATGACAAGTACCTATGGTGTACTACAAATGTAGATGGTAACCCTGGAGTTACTCGTGTTGACTTAGGTCAACGAGTGGGAACAGATCTGGTATATGCCTACGCTTGGGATCTATACGACCCAACCCTTACAGGGTTTAATACAACTGCTTGTGCTTTTGTAGGCAACACTGCACGCCTAGCCTTTGTTACTTCTAATAATGGAACAACAAATGGCAAGGTTTATATTGAGGCAGCAACAAGACTTACCTCAATGGGAACAATGCGTATTGGCTACATCCGCTATAACACAATTGAAAGTAAGATCTTTAAGTTCTTACAGCCACGCTTTGATTCTACCAATGGTGGGTTAAACGTCTACTCCATTGATTCAACTAATACTGAGTATGCAATTGGTACCTTTGAACAGGGCTCACTGATTACACAAATTGGTATTCCATACCCTGCTACACCTCAGCAGTACCTTGGGTTTAAGTTTGAAATGACTAGATCAGTTAACGATACATCTGCTGGGCCATTGTTTACTGGCTACCAGGTGCGTTCATTGCCTTCTATTCCACGTCAACGACTTATCCAGTATCCAGTAGAACTCTATGACTATGAGATGGATAAGTTTAATAACCCATCAGGTTATGAAAACTCAGCCTATGACCGCTTGCTGAATATGCAGGCTGTCGAAAATCTTGGAGATTTAATCAAGGTAGAAGACTTCCGTACTGGTGAGTCATACCTTGGTTTGATTGAAGAGATGGACTTTATTAACCGTACACCTACTGATAAGCGTTACTCAGGTTATGGTGGATTACTATTAGTTACGATTAGGACAGCATAATGTCAGCAGTACTTATCAATAATGGCAGCTTATTGTTCTCAGGTATCTGGGCATTTTGCGAAACAATAGTTATTTTTACTGCAGCCTATAAGTTCTTTAGCAGAATGAATCGTAGATTAGATCGCATTGAATATCAGTTGTATGAAAATGGTGGCGGTTCTATGAAAGACCAGATTAATGCTATCTGTGAAGATGTTACTGAACTTAAAATTAACCAAGCAATTATCAAGACTAAGCTGGAGGTTTAATGAGCCAGCGTGCAGATTTCCTAGCAGTAGCAACAAAAGAAATTGGAACTATAGAAGGACCAAAGGACAATGAAACAAAGTATGGCGCGTTTACTAAGGCTAATTTCCTACCTTGGTGCGGCAGTTTTGTTATGTGGTGTGCTAATCAGGTTGGTCTTAAGATCCCAAATGTCGTAAGCACACACCTTGGTGCTGAGAAGTTTAAAGGTACCGGTTCCTGGAGCAACGCTGTTACTGCCAAGCCAAAGCCTGGGGACATAGTCTTCTTTGATTTTGCAGAGGGCGGTAACCCAATAGATCACGTAGGTATTGTGGTCAAAGATAACCAAGATGGAACAGTTACCACTATTGAAGGTAATACATCTGGCAACAAGAAGAAGTCTTCATCAGAGCGCAATGGTGGAGAAGTAGTACAGAAAGTTCGTGCGTACTTGACTAGCAACAAAAAGAAGTTGCCAGTATTTATCGTTGGCTTCGGGTCACCGAAGTTCAAAGACTAGGAGAACAAATGAAGTTCAATAACAAAGTACTAGATATGTGGGCAAAATGGTTCGTTGGTAACGCACTGACAGCAGTAGTAGTTATCGGCAAGTCCCCACTAGATTTTGCAGCAGCAGATTGGAAGCACGCAGCTAATGCAATTTGGTTAGCAGTAGTACCAGTAGTAATTGCTTGGGCCAATCCTAAGCACGAATTGACTATGACTAAAGCTAAGTAAAGTTTGACTGCAAGGCATACGGCCCTCACTCCTTCGGGAGTGGGGGCCTGTTTTTTGTTGCCTAAATTTTGTCTACTGAACAGGGAACGATGACAAGATTGCCACAGGAAACACAAGTAGCATCAAGGAAATACCAGACTAGTTCGTAGTCTTCAAAGGAGCACATAACGTTAAAGACTTGTGAGCCACAGGTACAGACGTGGATGGGTCCTAAACCCCGCAGATCGGCCCCGTAAGGCTCTTTAATGCCATCGTAGGGCTTGCGCCTGCGGTTCATTCTTGGCAGGGTGAGTAGACGGAGTACCATATTGCTCGGCACGGCTCCCTCCTGCGGGTCGGTCGCCTCTCGGCTAAAGCCTCGGCCCCGTAAGGGGCCACTGTAAATTCGCTATCGCTCATATTGTAATCGGCGAGCCTAGTATGTGTCTTACGACACGCCGTAGTAGACTAGTAACTATGACAACATTGGTAGGGATCTCTAGTAACGACTTCGTCGTAATGGCAGCTGACTCGCAAATTACTGATGGCGATCAACGTATCATCTCGGTCGAAACTCCTAAGATAATCTGGGTAGGTAAATACCTATTAGGTCTAACCGGTGATTCACGTCCTGGCGATATCCTTGCGTACTCGTGGAAGCCACCGCTATATCGTGGTGAAGATCCTGTGCGTTTTATGGGTGGGAAACTATTGCCTAGTATGTCAGCTGCGTTCAAAGAAAATAATTATGAACCAGACCAGAAGGAAATGAACTTTGCTTTCTTGTTGTCTTTTGATGCCAACTTATTCTCAGTAGGCGGGGACTTGTCCTTTAATACTAGTGAGCGTGGTCTGTTTGCATCAGGCTCAGGTGGTAACTATGCGCTGGGGTTTTTGTACGGATTAGAAAGCAAAATGTACAGAACACCAGAGATGGCAAAGATAGCGGCAGAAAAGGCAGTAAAGATCGCGTCGGTTCTTGACATCAATACCAGTCCACCCATACAGTTAGAGATCCAAGAGAGGAGTTGAAATGTTAATAGGAATTGCTATTGGTTTTGTAATTGGTTTCATAGCAGCTTATGGTTTTGATACCTGGTTGCAATGGAAGGATGACCGCAAGTGGCAATAGAAGATCCAAAGGAATTACTGCTGCACGTACTGCATAACAAAGATGCAAGTCGTGACCGCAGTATGCAGACCGAGGTTGGTCCATCAGAGATTGGTAGTTGCAAGCGCAAGGTCTGGTACAGATTAAATGCACAACCACATACCAATGAGAACCAATCAAAGCTGGCTGCCATTATGGGTACTGCTATTCACGCTGCAATTGAAGAGGCTATTGGTCACATAGATCCAGAAGGCAAAGAGTATTTAGTTGAAACCTCTGTTGCTTATGGTGATATGAAAGCACACGTAGATTTATTTATACCTAGCACCGGTGCTGTCATTGACTGGAAGACCAGCAAGATAAAGAACCTGAGTTACTTCCCATCCAAGCAACAGCGTTGGCAGGTACAGGTTTATGGATACTTACTATCAAAGAATGGATACAATGTTAAAACGGTTAACCTTGTTGCTATTGCTCGTGATGGTGCTGAGAAAGATGTCAAGGTACATACAGAACCTTATGATGAAAGCATCGCTTTAGAAGCACTTGAGTGGTTAGCAAATGTCAAGGCAAGTCAAACTTTGCCAGAGCCTGAGAAAGACCAATCATTTTGTAAAGACTACTGCCAATACTATGATGAGTCTGAGACTATGGGATGTGGTGGCTTAAAAAAAGAACGTATCGTCCTTAGTGAAATAGTTATTGAGGACGAAGCAGTTGACAAGAACGCACTGCTGTATCTACAGTTGGACAGCAAGATCAAAGAGCTAGAAAAAGAAAAAGATTCCTTGAAGGCATCCTTCGAGGGTACTACTGGAGTAACACCTAGTGGTGTAGAAATCAGCTGGTCTACTGTTAAAGGTAGAGAAACAGTTGATGCAAAGGAAGTTGAGAAACTTCTAGGGTTTGTACCGAAGGTTGTCGGTAACGAATCTGTACGACTTAACATCAAAACTATCGGAGGAAAGTAAATGGCTGCAAACGAAAACACAAAGTTCCAAGTGAACTTTAAGACAGGCGATGGATCGCTCATCAACTTGTACGCAACAGATATCAAAGACTTGGAAACAGGTCTAACAGATCTATCAATGGTTGCATCACTTATCAAATCAACATCAGCAGAACTAGGTTCAGTACCAGTACGCACGGTTGAGCAGATTGCAAAGCAGTTTGAAAACCCACCAGTTGTTGCACCACCTATAACTAACTATGTTGAAGCACCAGGGTCTAAGTCTTGTAAGCACGGACCAATGGCATTTAAGTCAGGAACATCAGCTAAGGGTCCTTGGCAGGGTTATATGTGTAACTCTCCAAAGGGTTCACCAGATAAGTGCGAGACTATCTGGGTTCGTTAACCTGTGCGAGGGCCTTGGAACTTCGAGGATCCACGCTGTAGAGGTATAGATACAGAACTATTTTACCCACCAGAGGCAGAGAAACCACCAGAGATTGATTTACTTCTATCTATTTGTGGTAACTGCAGACACCAAACAGAGTGTGCTGAGTGGGGAATTAAAAACGAACGCTTTGGTATCTGGGGTGGATTAACCCACGGCAAGAGAGCAAGGATTCGTACACTAAGAGGTATCACTATTCCATTTGGGGAGTTTAATGCTTAGCTTACAGCGTGCGTGGGGAACAGTCCTCACCAAAGCAACTCCCCTGCCGGATGTGTGGAAAGATCTTGTACCTAAACAGATTAAGTTTCGACGAGGGCAAGTGTGTATGGTAGCTGCTGCTCCCAACGTAGGTAAGTCTATGTTTGCTTTGGTCTACAGCATCAGAGCAAAAGTACCTACCTTGTTCTTCTCAGCAGATACAGACACAGCAACAGTAATGTTGCGATCTGCTGCACATACATCTGGTCACAACCAGGTAACAGTTGAACAGAACCTATCTGGTAACTCCCATTACTATGACAAACACTTTGAGAAGTTAAGTCATATCAAGTGGGTCTTTGACTCTAGTCCGTCACTCGATGATATCGAGTTAGAGATCAAGGCATACGTTGAACTCTATGGCATTGCTCCAGAACTAATTGTCATAGATAACTTAATGAACGTAGCAGCAGAAACAGATAATGAATGGGCAGGCTTGCGTGCGATTATGATGGAGCTTCACGATATGGCACGCAAGACCGAAGCCTGTGTACTGGTACTGCACCACGTCTCTGAACAGTCTGAGTATGGTTCACCTACTAGACCACCAGCAAGACGTGCTATCCACGGTAAGGTCAGTCAGTTGCCAGCGTTAATCCTAACGCTAGGCTTTGACCCAGCCAGTGGTGATCTCAACATAGCAGCGGTGAAGAACCGCTTTGGTAAGCACACAGCAGATGCTTCTGATTATGTAACTTTGGTAGCCAACTATGCTGCCTGTCAGATCTCTGACAAAGATGCGTATGGCACAATGTTAGGTAAAGATGTACGCAATGGATATGATGGTAGTTATACGCCAATTGATGAGTGGCAGAAAGCGATAGGTCAATGAGTAACACAGAGATCCAGTATGTTAAGAAGCGCATCAAACAATTAGAAGCTGATATGGCTAACCTAGTAATGGCGTTGATTGAACTGAAAGTATTTAAGATTAAGATTGATAAAGACGGCAAAGCCATCTATGACACGGGCAAAGATGAGCAGTCCGAAGTACAATAAAGCCAAAGGGGCAGCCTTTGAGATAGATGTAATGAAATGGTTTCGTAGTCTTGGTGTGCTAGCTGAACGACTTAGGCTGGCAGGCAAAGATGACGAAGGAGATTTAGTATGTGTTGTCTCCGGAAAGACATACATACTAGAACTCAAGAACACGGCAACCCTTTCCTTGCCGGAGTTCTGGAGGCAAGCAGAAGTTGAGGCGCTTAACTACGCGAAGGCAAGAGGTATTGGGGAAGTACCACTGCATTACGTTGTAGTTAAGCGTCGCAACGCTGGCATAGAAAAGTCTTGGGTCATTGAATCACTTGACCAATGGTTGAAAGGTAAACAATGACTACGCTAGGAAAGAAAAAAACCGAAGCTGAAAAGGTAGATATCTTTTGGTCTAAAGTTGATAAGCAAAATGATTGCTGGCTTTGGACTGGCGGTGTATCTAAATCAGGCTACGGTAACTATAGAAACACTGGGGCGCATCGGTATTCCTATCAGATTACTTTTGGTGAAATACCACAAGGGATGGTAGTTATGCACAAGTGCGACGTAAAAGTGTGCGTAAACCCAAACCATTTATCTGTTGGAACTCATAAAGATAATTCAAAAGATATGGTTGCTAAGAATAGGCACAAGGATTGGCGTGGCGAAAGACACGGTAATTGCAAGTTGAAAGAACAAGATGTCCTTTATATCAGGGAGCACTACAAACCAGGTATTAACGGAGCACGTCCAAGTAATGTTCCAGAACTTGCACAACAATTTAATATATCAGCAGGATCAATAAGACAAATCGTTCGCTTTGAACGATGGAAATGGCTAAAGGAGAAGCAATGAACGAAGGAACTTATACTTATAGTGAACCACCGCACTATTCAAAGGCTTGCAATTGTGGCGTTAGGATTATAGGTAGTTCAGAAAAAGGTTTACAATCTTTAATCAAACGACATATAGAAAAAGGATCTATCCATTTAGAGTGGTTAAAGGAAAAACAATGACACCAGTACCAGAAGGAATTATCAGCACATCAACAGGTCCAGCAGAAGCGGTACAAGAAGTTGTACCAGTAGCAGAAGCAATTGAAATCATCAAAGAAGAAGATGCAGAGTTGCTTGAAAGATTAAAAGAAGCAGACGCAGAAGAAGCGGTAGAAGAATATGATTTGCCAGAACTGTCATAAGGCAGGAGAAGAGAACGGCCTTACCCATTACAGGCGTTCAGCTCAGTGGCACGATAAGTGCGATGATAAGGGGTGCGTATGCCAGCACAAAACTGGTCCAGGGTTCGTAAAGCGGGCAGATTCAAAGGTGCCGTTGATGCAAACTCAATCCCCATAGGACCAATCGTTGCCAACTATGGCGGTGAAGTAAGAGAAGGTAAGTCCTGTTCAGTGCGATGCGTACTGCACAGTGATTCCCGCAGGAGTGCGGTCATAAATACTGTAGATAATTTATACTTCTGTCACACCTGCGGTAAGGGCGGTAACGCTGCTAACTTGGTGTGCATACTAGAGAATATGGAGTTTAACGATGGCCTCAAGCGTGCAGTCGAAATCGCTACTGGAAGCGGCGCAACGATACGCTCAGGAAATAACTCCAGAAGTTCTAGTCGCGTTAGACGAACGTGGGATCTCTGAACGTGTAGCTGCACGCTACCAGTTAGGTACCGTTGTTGACCCTGCTAACGGTCACGAGATGCACGAAGGATGGATCTCTATTCCCTACATTACTGCCAGTGGTAGTTGCGTAGGCTTTAAGTTTAGACGAACAGATGATGCCAAGCCTAAGTATGGCAGCCCTACTGGGCAGAAGGCACACCTGTATAACGTCACTGATGTAACTGTTATGTCACCATACATTGTGGTGTGCGAAGGTGAGTTAGACACAGTCATTACTAGTGGAGTGCTCGGTATCCCAGCTGTTGGTGTACCTGGAGTGCAGGCTTGGAAGCCACACTTTGCCAAACTCTTTGGCGGTTATGAAACTATATATGTAGTAGGAGATAACGACATTAAAGAAGACGGGTCTAATCCTGGAGCTGAGTTCAGCAAGCGCGTGGCGAATGAGATATTGAACTCACAAATTGTTACACTACCACCAGGTATGGACATCAACGACTACTACCTAGCACACGGGGCAGATGCCACACGTGCTTTGCTAGTAGGTGAGAAGATAGGTGAGTAGAGACGAATGGCTACAAATGGTACAGACTTTACAGCATATGGGCTTCCAGATCCTGGAGATCAATATGGAAACAGAGACCTTGTTAATACGGCCTACACCGACAAGATAGATGCAGCTTTCATAACAGATGTGTGGCGCATTATGGACCAAGCAGGTAACCTGCTGGTGCGTAAGCACCACGACTACGGCCCAAAGAACATTGCTCACTCACCTGGTGGACCGCTCAATGGTTTGCGTGTGCGTATGTGGGACAAGATCGCACGCATCAACAACTTACTAGACTCAGGTGTTAAACCAAGCAATGAGTCCTTACGTGATAGTTTCTTAGACTTACTGAACTACTCAGCTATTGCAATGATGGTACTAGATGGCGTATGGCCAGAGGTTCCGGAACCAGACTGTGACTGAATTAAACCCGTCTATTTATGACATAGTTCCAAGCATTGCTTACTCTGTATCTCAGCGTTATGGCAAGTTTGTTGAGCGTGATGACATCAAGCAAGAGTGCTACAACTGGGCACTGACTCGTGCTTCATACATCAACGATCAACTCAGTGAACCTGATACTGATAAGCGTAGGCACAATGAGCAGAAGATTGCTTGGCAGATGCTACGTGTAGCAGAACGCTACGCACGCAAGGAGAAGGCTAGTAGATCTGGCTATCAAACAAATGATGAAGTCTATTATGAGCGTGCAACGCTTGCTCAGTTACTACCCTTTGTTATTGCATCAGTCATTGACGGAACAGTATTAGAACAAGCACAAGAGATGGTCAAGGATGGTCAGCCACGTGGCTCATCATCTCCTGCCGAAGGCGGCAACCTACTTGCTATCTTGTTAGACATCAAGAAGGGTTATGTCAAGTTAGATAAGGAAGAGCAACAGCTTCTTACTTGGCGTCATCACGAGAGTCTTACCCTTGCACAGATTGCAGGGTTACTAGAGTGTGCAGTATCTACCGCTGATCGCAGGTGCATCAACGCACTGCGTGCTTTGCAGAAGCAATTAGGTGGGGAGACACCCTGGAAATGAAAGAACAAGAACTCTTTGACTATCTTAAAGCAGACCTGTATTCAGATCTAGTAAAAAGTCCAGGTGTGTTTGACTCCTTTGACTGTATCTCGCAAGCAGCAGGTCATTACATTGAACTCAAATGCAGACACACTCACTATCCCACGTTACTGATTGAAGAGATGAAGTATCGCAAGCTCATAACGCAGGCTGCTGAGCGAGATCTCATCCCGTTCTACATTAACTCGACACCGTTAGGTGTCTTTTCTTTTGACCTAATGGATGTACCAGAACCTGAATGGGTAAGTCACTGGATGCCAGCGACAACAGAGTTTGCACGTTCTAATAAAGTAAGTAAGTTGGTAGGGTATCTACCTATTGAGGAGGCAGTACGCTTATGATGTATGACTATCGTTGCACCGAGTGCAAGAGTGAACTAACAATTGAACGCAAGATTACAGATGAGGCACTGACTCCTTCCTGCTTTGACTGTCACATACCAATGATACGCAAGTGGGATGCACCTACCATCACCTTCAAGGGTACTGGCTGGGGCAAAGATGACTGACTTTCCCGATTGGTTTAGCGCATACGCTAAGCCTAACTTTAGAAAGTATCTATTTCCGCTAGCGGGCCAACATAATTTGAAGTTCCTCCAGCTTGGCGTGTATACAGGTGACGCCAGCGTATGGCTATTGGATAATATTTTGACTGGTGAAAATACTCTGTTGCTTGATGTTGATACCTGGTATGGCAGCGATGAAGAGGTACATAAGTCTATTAGTTTTAGTGATGTCTACGAGTTCTACAAGAAGCGTATGGAACCTTACCCTAACGTGCGATCTGCGCGTAACAACACTTACAACTTCTTGATAAGTAATAAAGAGCGCAGTAATCTATTTGATTTTATTTACATAGACGCAGACCACACCGCAGCTGGTGCACTACTAGATGCTGAACTATCGTGGCCTTTATTAAAACCTGGTGGCATTATGGCCTTTGATGATTACCAATGGGGACAACACTTGCCTGCCTCTAAGTCTCCCAAGCTAGGCATCGATCTCTTCCTCGAACGACACGCTGGTGAGTATGAGTTACTGGAAAGTGGTTTACAAGTCTGGATACGCAAGTTATAATTATTTCCTCTTGCAGGCAATCCCGCCTGATAGAGTGCTAGCAAGAAGCCCCCGCCGGTTATCCGACAGGGGCTTTTTGTTTTGTTAGGAAAGGGTTAGAAACCTAACACATCTATTAGTTGTTTACCTATGGTACGAGTATACACAGGTGGGATAGCTTCTACTAATTCACCCCAGATCATCCAGTCAATACCCATTGCTTCACGTGCTTGCTCTATTGTCTTTGCAGTGTGCCCCCCCCCGGAATTTCATCACGCATAGATCCGTAGATACCAACTGGCTTTCCCTGCTTTTTGTGGTCACATACTGAACCTGTTAGTTGCACACTAGACTCAAAGAGTCTATGTCTGCGTACTTTTAGATCAAAAGATGAACCACAAAACTGTACCGGGTTAATCAATGGCGCACCCGGAACATTTTCAATTACATAAGACACCCCACTGACAACAAGACTCTCCCTTGTTTGTGGGATTAGATCTACTTTGTCCGTGCTTTTGCCTTGTGCATTACGCAAGTGCTTAGTTGCACTATGCGTTTGACACGGTGGGCTAGCTGCGATCACATCAAAAGTACGTAAGTAATCTAAGTCTTGCAGTATCTCCAAGCAATCTGCTTGTATGAACTAATAGGGATAACGCTTCTGCTTCTTGATGTCAATGCCCACTACCTCAAAACCGGCATCAGCGTAGCCTTTACTTGCTCCCCCTGCCTTGCAGTAAAGATCAAGTAGTCTCACTAGTACCAGTGTTTTCGTTGGTGGTGTCTAAGTGCGAGGCACGAATTGCTTTTGTACCTTGCTCCAATGTATCTAATACCGTGGAGGATTTGGATACTAGGATCGCTATCTTTCTCTCCAAGCAGTTGAGCAATTCCGTAAGCTGTTGATCGCTTGTTGTCTGCGAGGTGGTCAAACCTGCTCTCACCGGTCCATAAGGTGACAAGGCAAGAGACTTGCTTCTTACTGTAACCGAGTGCGTATGCGTAACTAACTGTAAGTGCCTTGTTCTCACGCTTCTCCTCCATAGTTGCCTTCGTCCGCGCTTTCATAATCGGTACGTCCTGCGACATCAGGGACGGCGTTCGCACGTGTGCGTGTAGTAATAGTGAGCTTACTATCACTAGCAATACTCCAAGTAGTGCCTTCTTGCTCATCAAAACTCCTTTGTTCGTCAAGCAGTTGCTTATACGTGTCTGGATACAGATGAGCAAGGCGCACTAAGGCTTTGTCTCTCGCCCGTCTGTAATTACGGTAATGAATGGCTTGTTTGCCACTGACTTCTTTCATAAACTAGCTGCCCTCACGATCTCTGTTATGTCTAGCGTTTGACCTACTAGATGAGCGTCCTCCTCATCACTATCCCAAGCAGATACTAGCACTCGGGAGCCGGAGGGAGCACGAGATAGCCATTCGATAGCGTGCTCAGCGTTCGCCCCTCCCCATTCATTCTCTCCGTTGGGTGTCAAGACTTCATAGAATAGGATTAGATCAGATTTTGGTGGGTGTATGGTGTAGATGTTACTCATTATTCTCCTCCCAACCCCAGCTCACGCTGTGTCCGTCTCTCTCGTACGCCTCTACTGTTGCACCGATAGGGATAGTTAAGGGAAGCGTTGCTAACTTCTGTCCTGTTTGCTTATTAAAGATAGTAAAGCCTGTTACCTTATTCATTCTCTTCCTCCTCTAAGTTAAAGATACGAGCCATTGCCCTGTTGGCACGCTCTAAGTTCTTAATCGCGTTGGCTATGTCTTCCTCTTTGATGTTTTTCTCAGATTGATCTAGGCATAAGTTAAACTTAGCCCGTAGGTATTCTTCATTCATTGTTGTCTCCCTTTTCTGATGGTAAGCACGGTACGCACCACGCTGTATCGTTGCCCTCTTTCCCTATCTGCCCCTCTTCATCTGCCCACACTATGTCATCTCGATCTAACGGGTCACCGCAGATAAAGCATTTAATAGTGTCCTCAAATTCTTCCGCATAAAATACAGGGTCATTCCAATCGGGTTCGTAACTCATTAGCTCACTCTCTCCCACACGTCGTTAAATTCTGCGTCTTGCCATTGTCCGCAGCCCTCGCACACTACGTCTCCCACGCTCATCACAAGCACAAGGTACTCACCGTGTCCGCACACTTCACATTCGTATTTCATAGTGTGATCTCCTGTCTCATTACGTCGGTTACGAATTCCCAATTACCGCTGGCCTCATCTAAGTCATACTCTAGTGAGCGCCAATGCCCCGGTTCGATCTGCTTTTCATAGTCTAATGCCCATTGCGGAGAGTCAATTATCTTTCCCTCTTTACTAATAAATTGCAGCGTGTATCCGCTGTAACTATCATAAGTAAGGTCTGCAAGGTAAGTCTCTCCCTCTACCTCAATCTCTATACTCTTAACGTAGCTTTGCAGCTCTCTCTCTTTACAGGTTACTTTCATTTTACTTTCTCCCTTATTAGTGTTGAGGCGATCTACCTCTTACCCTCTCCCGCTACCGCGGGAAAGGATAACAAGCCTACCGTACTCTACCGCTACTTATTGCAGACATCGCAATCGGGATCTGTTTCGTTTCTCTCTATCTCATAATCTATAATTGCACCATCTAAACCGTCTCCACAAGGTAGGCAGACGTTTATCCCATTTTCTAAGACTTTACGCATTATTTTCTCCCTGTAAAGTAATTACGCGCTAGGGACATAGCCTCGCGCTTAGTGTAACCGGCGTAAATCTTCTCCCCTAGTCTGCTCTCTCCCTTGTACGCAACTACACGCCAAAAGTTGCCTAGGATGTGATTACCGTCGCGCTCTACTAGCAGCTCTAACTTAGCCATTACGCCACCACCTCTAAATAGTATCCAAAAGTCTTATAATGCTTAATCAATCGCTTAACAGCTGCAGGGGTGAGGTCTCCCTCTCCCATTACCTCGCGGGTCTCTATGTCCACGAGCTTTACGTGTGTCTTCTTATTCATTACTTAACCCTTATTCTCTTAGTAATTCCCGGCTAGGTACCGGCTACCTCTCTCCCGGATAGCCCGGGAGAGGATAGTCACCTACCTAGTGAAAGCTATCGGCGTAACAATTGACCATTGTGTCAAAACAATAGTGTCCGCCGGTATCGCTAGGCACGTACCACACGTGCCCGGAGATCCACACAAGCCCGGCGATTACGATAAGCGCGGGCAAGATAACAAGAACAATCCATCCGCGACGGGTTAGGTATTTCATTACTCTACACTCTCCAATTCTTCTTCTAGATCGCTAAGCACTAGATCAACAAGCTCCGTGTAATAGATGTATAAGTCGGATGTCATTAGGCCGATGATGGTAACCTCTTCTCTATGGCCTAGTTCTGCAGATCCTCTATCGTCGTAATCTCCCGGCATCTCTTGCCACTCTTCTATAATTCTATTGTTATAAACAGGGACATAATTGTCCACGTATTCATAGGCACGATCCTTGATAGAGTCTAGATCCTGTCCCTGTTCAATCTCTTGCTTGATCTCTTCCATAATCTCGTCGTAGGTAGTCATTATGCAATTCTCCATTCTGTCTTAGATGTAAAGTCTTTACCGCAGACATCGCAGATGTCCTGTCCATTGTGATAGTTATGTTCGCAGATAATGCAATCGTTTTGACAATCGCCTAGATGTAGTGTTGTAGCCATTGTTCTAACCCTTATCCATAGAGCTTGATTATGTAAGTGTTTAGCTCTATGAGAGTAAAATACCACGTACTATACCGTTATGTCTAACTTAGTGACTTATTTAGGTAACGATTAGATAACGATCTATGGCCTAACACGGTAGACAATTAGGCGCGTTATGTCTAATAGTTAGCGGGTAATAGTTAGCGGGTTATGGCACTAGATCACCGGACAAGGTTAGGCGATTAGGTCACCGGTTAGCAGCTGCAAGGGTTAAAGCTGCAAGGGTTAGCGCATAGTTAAACAATTAGGGGAGAGAGTAAGAGTGTGCCGAGGGTACTGTCAGCCCGTCTATGCTTAGCAAAACACCGTAGACAGTCTGCCCTTGCCGTGTCCAACCCTCAACCTTGCCCCGTCTGCCCCGAAAACCGCGACCCCAGGTGTTAAACCAGCAGCGCGGTGGTATGTATACTCCCCAAATAAATATATTTCCTAAAGTGAATCTCCCTAATCAGCTGGGATCAATACCGCTCTGACCTGCGGTTATAGTATGTGTGAGTAAGGTCACAGTACCAAAAGCGGGAAATGGTTAAAATTTCCTGCCTTATATATAGTAGGGGAGTAAAGTGGGGAAGAGGTCCAGTTTACGACCCTACGCTACGGGGTTAAACCCTCCGCGTAGGCCCCTAGGCCGAAGCGGTACTTACCCCTCACTACGCTGTAGCTTGTTCGGGAGTTTACTCCCGCTGCGGTGCTTTTTAGTAGGGTGAGTTCTATCTACTAGTAGATCTCACTATGTGAGACAATGCCCAGTATAATCAACTTCCCTAGTATAAATGAAATCTATTCCGGCCCGTCCGGTACTAGGAGATCTAAGTGGCTGAGAACTCAGCAGATATAGCCAAGCGCATCATCTTAGGATGCGTAGCAGAAGGTATGACCATTGACGCCGCTTGCGGCTCAGCTGGTAAGTCTATGAAGACTTATGAGTACTACCGTCGTACCGACAAAGTTTTTGCAGACAAGATTGACCGAACCCGTTTGGGTTTGAAGGACAAGCAGTTCCAAGGCGGGGATGTCCACGACATCTCATTCCAAGAATTTCGTCAACGCTTCCTACACAGCCGGACCTTTCCGCACCAGATGAACATTGTAGATGTCATCGAAGGCAGAGAGCCAAGATGGTTACATCCCAGTATGAAGTTTGAAAAGGGTGTGGCTAATAACCGCATCCTTGTAAACATTCCGCCTAACCACGCCAAGTCAATGACCATTACAGTTGACTACGTCACCTGGCAAGTAGCACGCAATCCCAACTTCCGTGTTCTAATTGTGTCCCAGACCCAGCGACTAGCTGCTGACTTTCTCTACGCCATCAAGCAAAGACTAACGCATCCTATGTATGCAGACCTCCAAAGTGCTTATGCTGCTGGCGTAGGGTTTAACTCTAAGACCGCTTCCTGGCAAGCAACCCGCGTCACCTTTGGTGATGAGCTTCGTGAGTCCAGTGAAAAAGACCCAAACATCGAGGCTGTCGGTATCGGTGGTCAGATCTACGGTAAGCGTGCCGATATGATTATTGTAGACGACGCAGTCACAATGTCTAACGCTAATGACTTTGAACGACAGATTAAGTGGCTTACCCAAGACGTGCGATCCCGTCTTAACCCTACTGGTAAGTTAATCATTATTGGAACCCGCGTTGCATCAGTAGACCTGTACCGCGAGCTACGCCAAGAAGACCGCTATCCGGGCGGTCTTGTTCCGTGGACCTACCTTGCTATGCCAGCATTACTTGAACCAGATGAAGACCCCGACAAGTGGGTTACCCTATGGCCTAAGTCAGATGCTCCCTTTGATGGACAAGAAATAAACGAACAGGACGAGGACGGGTTATATCCCCGTTGGTCTGGTCGTAACTTATACAACGAACGCCAAGCTATGGATACTAGTACCTGGGCTTTGATCTATCAACAGCAGGACGTATCTGAAAACGCAGCCTTTGATCCTGTGTGTGTTCGTGGATCTATTGACGGTATGCGTAAGTCTGGTCGCCTTGAGATGGGCCATCCCGGTCATCCTAAAGATTTGAATGGCTTTACCTATATCTGCGGTATGGACCCAGCAATTGTCGGCGATACCGCCGCTGTTTGCTACGCCATTGATCGCGCTACATCTAAACGCTACATCGTGGACGTTATGAAAATTACTAGACCGTCGCCTCAGCAGATCCGCGACATTATTATTAACTGGACTTCTCTTTACGGACCCAGTGAGTGGATTATTGAGAAGAACGCTTTCCAGGCTTTCTTAACGCAAGACGAAGGTATCCGTCAGCACCTAGCAACACGTGGTGTAATCCTTCGTGAACACCATACCGGTTCCAACAAGTGGGATACCGGTTTCGGTGTGGCATCTATGGCAACACTGTTTGGTACTAAGCAACCAGATGGTAAGCACCATAGAGATAACTTAATCCATTTACCAAGTGACCAAACAGAAAACGTTAAATCTCTGATTGAACAACTTGTAACCTGGACGCCAACTACTAAAGGCAAGACCGATATGGTGATGGCGCTGTGGTTCTGTGAGATCAGAGCACGTGAGATGCTCAACTACGGTCAGTACGCAACGCACCACTTAAAGAATCCTTTCTTATCCCGCGCTGAAATGGGAAAAAGAATTGTTGTTAACATCGATGAGATGTTGGCAGAAAAGCATAAGACATTCATCTAATAGGAGAACAACAATGGCAATAGATCCAAGCTACAAGGTAGAAGCTGTAGAAGAAGATTACATCGATAAGGGTGCTGTAAAGACACCACAGATGAACCCAGAAGTAGATCGCAAGTATGCAGCTGGTAAAGCGCAGGCTCTTGCAACAGACAAGGTCGAATGGCCAACTAAGGTCGCTGGCTTAACTTACTAATTAAGGATTACTAGTGCTAACAATTAAAGAGGTCACCGCTAAGGTATCTCGTTTACAGACCAAGTACGCAGCGCGTGATGGTCGTATGCGTGATGTCCTTTCAGTGCGTCAGGGAGACATCAGCAAGGTTTACCCTGCTATGTTCTCAGAGGAATATCCAAAGCCTCTCGTCGCAAATATCATCGACGTCTCTGCTCGCGACCTTGCTGAATCAATGGCACCACTTCCATCTTTTAACTGTACCGCTTCTAATATGGTATCTGATTCTGCTCGTAAAGCTGCAGATACTCGTACACGTATTGCAAACTACTATGTAGATCGATCTGAACTAGGTACACAAATGTACGTAGGTGCAGATTGGTACAACACTTACGGTATGTTGATTGGTCGCGTTGAACTCGATTACGAGAATAACAACCCAATTATGAAAATGCTTAACCCATTTGGTTCATACCCAGAGATTGACCGCTTTGGTCGTTGCTTATCTCTAACACAGATCGTTGGTATGGATGCACAGACATTGGCATCTATGTACCCAGAGTTCTACGAAGACATCGTAGGTAGAAACCAATACACACCAGGTTCTCCATATCTATCTTTAGTTCGCTACCACGACAAAGACCAAGATATGATCTATCTACCAGAGCGTAAGAACTTAGTTCTATCTAATACGCCAAACCCAATCGGTGAATGTATGGTTCGCGTTGCAATGCGCCCATCTATCGATGGTGAAGCACGTGGTCAGTATGATGATGTGCTCGGTGTACAACTTGCTCGTGCACGCTTTGCAGTACTTCAGGTTCAGGCTGCTGAAAAATCTATTCAAGCACCTATTGCTATTCCACAGGATGTACAAGAACTGGCCCTTGGACCAGATTCTATTATGCGTTCATCCCAGCCACAGAACATCCGTCGTGTTCCACTAGATCTACCACCTGGAATCTTTGCAGAATCTGGGGTCCTTGAGCGTGAACTACGTACCGGTGCTCGTTATCCTGAAACTCGTGGCGGTAACACAGACGCATCTATCGTTACAGGCCGTGGTGTACAAGCATTACAGGCTGGTTTTGATACACAGATCAAGGCAGCACAAGCACAGTTTGCACATATGTTTGTTGAATTGATTGCACTGTGCTTTAAGACTGATGAAAAGATCTTTGGTAATCGCATCAAGGAAATCCGTGGCGTCGATGACGGCACACCTTACACAATGAAATACATTCCTTCCAAGGCAATCAATGGTGATTACACTGTAGATGTTCGCTACGGAATTATGTCTGGTATGAATCCAAACAACGCAACAGTAGCTTTGCTACAGATGCGTAGCGATAAACTTATTTCACGCGACTATGTTCGTCGTGAACTTCCTATTGAGATTAACGTAACTCAGGAAGAGCAGAAGGTTGACATCGAAGAGATGCGCGATGCTCTTCGTGCAGCTATCGGACAGACTGCTTTAGCAATCCCACAGATGATTGCACAAGGACAAGACCCTTCTAAAATCCTAGGATCATTTGCAGAAATGATTAAGGGACGTCAAAAGGGATTGACAATAGAAAATGTTGTGGAGAAGGCGTTTGCGCCAGAGCCACAGCCAGAGGCTGCAGCGATGCAACCTCAAGCCCCAGTAGCAGGTATGGCTCCCGCCTCTGCCTTGCAGCCAAGTATGGAACAACCTGGCGGTGCAGCCCCTGCTGCTGGCGGTCCACAAGGCGCACCTCAAGGTAAGCCAGATATTGCATCATTGCTCGCATCAATCGGCGGCGCAGCATAACTTCTAGGGAGGTGAAATATGAATAAAGGATCACAAGCACCAGCACCTATGTCAAAGCCTATCCACGGCGCAGCAGGAGCAGGAGCCAAGGTAAAAGGTGGCGATGTTAAGATGCCTTTTGCTGGAGCTGCAAAGCCAGGCAAGATGGTTAAGAAGGGTAAGTAATTATTAGTCAGGAGTACTGGGCGTGAATAACAATAATGAAGTGCCACGTCCAGTACGTCCTACTGATGCGTTAGTTATATTTACAGAGTTTATTTACAATATCTGTCAAGTGATTACAAACCTTGCAGAGTCTTTAATGGAATTATCAATTTACCACTCAAACCGCGAAACCAAAGTTAATAAAATTTGGGATGACTTCGCACAAGATTTAGAAACTATTCAGGAGGATACAAATGGCGATTGAAGATCGCACTAACCCAATGCAGGGTGTATCAGGTCCTGGCTCATTTTCGAAGCGTACTGATCTTTCATACCAGTCACAATCTTATGGTGATGCAACTGCATACAATGCAGATAAGTCAGGTGCGCCTCTTTCAACAGCACCTAAGTCACCAATGCTTTCACAGGCACCAACAGTCCCAACAGGCGGTGGGGCAGCAGCTCCAACAGGTGTTGGATTATTTGATCCATCACAACGCCCAGGAGAACCAGTAACACACGGTGTAGATATAGGACCAGGTGCTGGTTCTAATGTATTGTCAATGGCTAAGTCATCAGAAAAAATTTCAGATACTTTAGCAAAGATGCTTCCTTACGACACAACAGGTGAAATTGCTGTCTTGTATCAGGATGCCTTAGCGAAAGGTAACTGATGTCTGATAGCCTAAAAGCAGCAGCTTTCGCAGCAGGGTTATCGCCAGAAGATCAAAGAAAATTAGATGCTTTTAATAAGTCTCTTACAGTTCATAAAGAACTTTCTAATCTTCCATCTGGTGTAGCAAATGCTAAGTACAACCAGTTAACTCCTGAACAACAACAAAATTTACAAAAGAATTTTGGTAACGAAGATCCAGCAATTAAACCACAACGTGGTTGGTTGGGTACTGCTTGGCACTATACAGGCGGTCTTCTTGGCAATGCTATTGGTTATGCCGGTGGTCACGTTCTTGCTGGTCTTGGTAACGTATCAGATGTAATGACTCGTGCATATCGCACTGGTGCTATTGCAGCAGATCAAGGCGTAGACCTTTCAACAGCCTGGACTATTGCAAATGACAAAGGCGATAAAGTCTTTAGCCCTACACGCATCATTGATGCAAAGGTTAAATGGGGAAATGACGCAGTAGATATTGCTCAGCGTCTTGCTGCTCAAGAAGATCCTGCAAAGATTTTAGCAACTGCTACACCAGAGCAAAAGAAGTATCTGATGCTGGCAGATCCTACTAATAAAGTTATTCCGGGGATTAACCCAGAAGACATTAAAGCAGCTCGTGCTAACTTTCAAGATACACTTGATGCGGTCAATGCTGCTAAGTATTCTCCAGGACGTCAAGTTGCAAATCTTGTAACTCCAGCAGAATTAGAAGGATCTGGTCTTTTCTATAAGGCAGTTTCTGGCGCAGTTGATGCGGCATATCGTGTTCTTGCAGATCCACTACTTATTGCTGGTAAAGCAAAGCGTGCTTATGATGTAAGCAAATATGCGTTAGATGTTGTGGTAGGTGGCAACAAAGTTACTGAAGTATTTGCTAACCCACAGGTAATTACATTTTGGGACCAATATGGTGCAGCATTAAATAATTATTCAAAAGCTGTAGCATCTAAAAGCCCAGAGGCAGCACTTATTGCTAAACGAGATTTAACAACACTTGCTCCTGAATTTGGCGATTCAGTTATCAAATCTTTTCTTACTCCTAAAGTTCCTATTCAGGATGCTAAAACAGCACAGGCTTTCTTTGAAAATACTAAGCAACTAGATGAAATGCTTAAAGGTGAACTAGGACGTCAGCGAGTAATCATTCCTCGTATGGACCCACTTCGTCAGGCTCGTATCGCAGCGGTCACTACTGGTCGTAAAGTATTTAGCCTAGATGCAGTAGGTCCAAAACTTGTAGATGATATGTGGTTTGGTGGAGCATCAACTTCAGATGGTATTGCTGAAACTATTATCAATAATCAAAAGGCTATTATTGATAAAGTTACTGCACTAACACCTTCTAAGAAAATTGCACGGTTTTCAACTGACTATGTTCAGTACCGTATTGATCGTGCCAAGGCAGCATTTTCACGTGCTCCTATGTTCAAAGACGATGTCTTTGATGTAACAGCGCCAGATGCCTCACAAAAAATTTATAGCCTAGCTGTAATGGTTTTACCAACACGTGAATCAAAGTTGCTTGCACAAGCATTTGATAGCATTGAAGAAGTAGGTAAAAAGAAGGACGTTTACTACGGACTTTGGAAGACCATTTCTGAGATCCGTGGGATGAACACAACTCTTCCAGGGCAGCAAATTGTTCGTCAACTTACTGGTAAGACTAATGCAATCTTTGGATTAGATGATGCTTTCCGTGATAAGGGTGCATTGCCATCTGACTTTTCTAACTTCGTAGCAGCACCAACTCTTACAGATATTGACCGTGCAGCATCACGTAATGGTCTATTCCAGAAGATGATCGGTGTGGCCAATAGCGATCTTGCAAGCAAGATGACTAGTGCTTGGTCATTCTTTACTTTAGCTGGCCCTCGTTATGCTCTTCGTAACGCAGGCGAAGATCTTATGGTTAGCCTTGCAATTGGTGAATCTCCTTGGGGATTGGCTAAGAGCCGCGTACTTTCAACCCGTATTAACACATACCTTCAAGCAGTTAAAAAGGTAGAAGGCAATACTAATTGGGCAGATAATCCACTAGGTCTTGTAATGCGTCTTGTCAATAAGAAAGATGTTGATAAGTATACAGGAGAACTTACACAGCTTCAAACTAAGTTTGAAACAGGTAAAGCAGAGATTGCTAATATCAACAAACTAATTAAAGAATTACCTAAAGGTCATCCAGATATTGCTGTGCACCAAGCAGAAATTGCTACCCTTAGTAAAGAATTACAAGGTGGCATTACAGAGCAATCACGCCAGATCTTTGCTCGTGCTTTAACTGAAGGACGCATCAATCGCTTCCGTGAGTCTATGGGCAAAGGCGCAATGAATAAAGAAGAAATTGATTTGTTAACAGAACAACTTCAATTTGGCGACATTGAAAATGCCTTATCAGTAGCATCTGAAGGTGGACTTAACTACGTTACCGGTAATGATTACATTACTCGTGCAACTAATCTATCCCGTCAAATGGGTGTGCGTGTACACGCATTAGAAATTGCACCTTCTAAAGATAACTTTGTTAAGAAGCCAGGTGAGCGTGGGTTCAAGCCACAGGCTCTTAATCCACAAGATGAAGCATCTATGTACTCTTGGCTTATGCAAATTGGTCGTTACTCTAATGATGATCTAGGCAAGATTGCTATTGCTAATTTAGATGATGAAACAAAGGCGCTTAAAAATATGCGCGTTTGGCTTGATACTAAAGATGGCAAGCAGTTCTTAAAAGATGCTCGTTTGCAAAACGATATGGATTCAGAAGGTATTATTCGCTTAGCGTTTCAACGTTCTAAGAGTCACTTTGTTAAGCGTGACGGTGAGATTAACCAAGAACTTCTTAATAAGGTTCGCGTTAGCGACAAATATGGTAACTATCAAGTAAGTGGACGTTTATCTATTGATGATCTTCCAACTAACCCAAATGATATTCCACACGCAATTGTTGGTCCAACACTTATTCCTGCTGTAGAAGCTGGTCAGATTACGTCATCATTGATGACAAATGGTTGGACATTCCTTGGTATGGCTAACGCACGTATGTCACGTCAACCTATGGTCATTGAAGAAATGATTAAAGTACGCAAGCAAATGCGTGAAAATGGATTTGAGCAAGCGTGGATTGATGCCCATACAAAGGGTATCGATGCAACCAATACTACCGGTATTACTATTGCAACAGAGCGTGCAAAAGTTGAATTGGCTAAAATTGTTGAAGAACGCGCTATGAATCAGGTTCTACAATATGTAGATAACCCATTGATTCGTACACAGATTGCTTTCTCATCACGTAACTTTGCTCGTTTCTATCGTGCAACTGAAGACTTTTATCGTCGTATGTACCGTGTAGTTCGCTATAACCCAGAGGCTATTGTTAAGGGTGCTTTAACATACGAAGGTATTACTCACTCAGGTTGGGTACAAAAGGATGACCAAGGTCAAGACTATTTTGTATACCCAGGAATTGGTCCTGTATATAACGCAGTCCAAAATGCAATGGATCGTTTAGGTATTGGAGATCAGTTCAAGGTCCCATTTCCAATACAATTTGGTTCACAGCTAAAGATGCTTACACCATCTTTGAACCCAGATTCAATGGTTCCAACATTATCTGGACCACTTGCCGGTCTTAGTATCCAGACTCTATCTAGCCTAGTAAGCAACATTGATAAGGGCGCAGCAGATACTATTCAAGGTTATGCACTTGGTAAGTATGCAACTGGACAACCGTTCTTGTCATCAATCTTACCGGCACATATTAACCGTTTATACGCATCAATGAATACAGATGAGCGTAACTCACAATATGCAAGCGCCTGGCGTAAAAGCGTTACTTACTTAGAAGCATCAGGTCACGGACTGCCAAAGAATTACGACAAAGACGGCAATCTTCTTCCATCAACACCAGGTGAACAAGAGGCTTATCGTCTAAGAATTAAAACAACTGTACAAAGTATTCTTGCAATGCGATTTGTACTTGGCTTTGTTGTCCCTGCTTCACCACAGATTCAACTTAAATCTGATATGGAACAATGGATTTCTGATAATGGCAAGGCAAACTTTAAGCAGTTATGGAATGGTTTACTTAATCAGTATCCAGGAGATGTAAATGCTGCTATGGCTAAGTGGATAGAACTTTATCCAAATGAAATGCCATTTACTATTACTGAAACAGAAAAGAAGACTATTGCTCCATTAAGATATGCTGCTGAGTCAGGTAACTTTGTATTGCAAAATAAGGGTCTGTTCGACCAATACCCATCAGCTGCAGGCTTCCTTATCCCTCACAAGAGTGGATTCTCTTGGGATGCTTACCAGGCTATGAAGAGCGTAGGACTTACAACATACAAGCGTGTAGATGATTACCTTCGTGAGGTTCAAACAGCAGCGGATCTAAACCAGTATTACACAAAGAAGGATTCTTTTGATGCTTCCTTGTCTACTGCTTATACAGATTATGAACGTACACAACTGCGTAAAGATTTTGACCAGTGGAAATCTGTGTTCTTTGCAGGACGTCCATTAGTTCAAGAAGAACTTTCAAAGGGAAGCCAGAAGGCTATTGATCGTCTTCGTACTTTAGATGAACTTAATGCAATGCTTGGAAAAAATCTTAATGTTCGTCCAAAGACAGAAGCAAGACTTCGTGAAATGTCACAGTTGTATCAGACATATCAGGACAATAAAATGGCATATGACCAATATGGAAGTTCACAGCAACTAGCAAAAATGCTTAAAGATGACACTGTTGCTCAAATGAAACAACTTGCAAAATACAATGAAAACACACAAGCGGCATATGACGTACTATTCGGAAGACTACTAGGAGACTAACCAATGGCTAAGAGTTTAGATCAACTCCAGAAAGAGCTTGGCGTTGCCTCCGAAAAGGCAAGAAAAGCCTATGACATTCTTAATGGTACCGGTGGTCGTGGTGGTCTTGAGCGTGACTACAACCTTGCAGTTAAGAATAAAAATAAAGAAGCAATTGCAAAACTAGAACCTTTGTATAACAAAGCTGTAGAAGATTACAAGACTGCACAAGAGGCAAAGAACGCTGCTAACCTAGAACTTAGTCGTGCTAAAAAAGAAGCCGAAACTTCAAAGATTACCGCTGCTAAAAGCAAGGTAGCACAATCTGTATATAGCAAGGCTATTGAAGAACTTGCTAAAGCAGAAGGAAAGTTTGCTGGATATAAAGGTCAAGAAGGCTATATTGCTGCTTACCAAAAAGCACAGCAAGCATTTGATGATGCACAAAAGGCTGGTGTTGCGGTAACTGCTTTGCCTGCACCAAAGGTAGCAATTCCAGTAATTGCTCAAGGTACTACTGGCGGTACTAGTGGCGCAGGAACTGTTCCTGAAAAACCTCTTAATGAAATCATTACTTTTCTTTCAGATCCTGCTAATAGTAGTATCCTTGCCAAAGCACAGATTGATCTAAAGAAGAATTTTCCTTCAGTTTACAAAGGTTCTACTGATGGCAAGTGGTCTTTAGATTTCCAAAAGGCTTTGGGTACAGTTGCCGGTAATCGTGCAATGCTTCCAAATGCAACACTTAAAGGAACAGATCTTCTTAGTTTTATTACTGCACCTACTGCTGACATTGGTCTTGGTGGTGGAGCTGCTGGTACAGGTAAAACCGGGATAGGCACTCCTGGAACAACAGGCGTTTATTCAACAGTTTATAGTGCAACAGATGCTGAATCAGAAATCAATAAGGTATTCCAAGATCGTTTAAAGCGAAATGCTACACCAGAAGAAATTGCTAGTTTTACTAAAGCACTTACTGCAGCACAAGCAAAGAATCCAACAATGGTTCAGTACACGGCAAATGGAACTAGAACTACTACAGGTTTAGATCCAGTTCAATTTATTATCAGTGCAATTGATAAGAACAAAACACTTAAATCTGAAGCAGATACAATTCTTAATGAAGCACCAGACTTAGTAAAACGTCTTAGTGATAAGAAGATTTATGATAAGTTGATTGCTGCAGCTGGTAATGATCTTACTAAGATTCTTGAAGCCAAACAGACAACCGCTTATGGTCGTGGTCTTGCAGAGTATGAAGCAATTATCAATGACAAAATTTTAGAAACTGGAGCATCCAATACTCCTGAAGAAGTCTCTGCTCTAGCAAAGTCTCTTTATGACAAAGGCATTACTGCTAATAGTTATACTGGTTCATCTCAAATTGATTCAGCACTCAAGTTTGGTGCTAATAAAGAGGGTAAGTATATAACTGGTACTGCTGGCACAACTGCATCTGATTTACAAAAAACAGCAGTTGCTAACGGTTTAGACCTTAACAATGATTTTGGTGATAAATTATCTGGTTGGATTTCAGCAATCAATCAAGGTGAAAAAGTTGATAATATAAAGCAACAAATTCGTGATATTGCAGCATTAGGTCAGCCTGATTCTGTCAAGAAAATGATTGCTAATGGTATTGATCTAGCAACAATCTATAGTCCTTACAAGAAGACTATGGCTGCTACATTAGAAATTCAAGATCCAAATTCAATTAGCCTTAATGATCCAGTACTTCGTAGTGCTATCACACCACAAGGTGAAATGAACCTTTACGATTATCAAAAGGCTTTACGTAAAGATAATCGTTGGCAATACACACAGCAAGCTAATCAAGAAGTAGCATCCGCTACACAACAAGTCCTTAAAGACTTCGGATTTATGGGGTAGGCAATGGCATACACACCAGATGATGATCGTTATTATACAGAAAAAATAGGAACAACTGGAAAGACTCAAGCACAACTTGATGCTGTTGCAGGTGCTGAAAGCACATCTAAACTTATCAA